ACTCGATTAATTCTTGCTCGCGCGTACGCTTCTTGCATACTTCTCGACGAATCATGATATTCCGCGCAGCTCGCCACACAGTGTGAAACTCCCGATATATTCCAAGTTCAGGGTCACATAGGAGGTCAATTTCTTGAAGCTCGTGATCGTCAAACGCGATCAAAATTGAATGGACAATATCGCTGGGCTTCTCATTGACAATGCGCAAGAGCTTGAAGGTCAAATATATCATTTTTTGAAATGTGCCTCAGCATAGATCCCCCTTAAACTTCATGGCTTTTCAAGATTACGTTTATGGGACACGCAATTAATATAGCGTAAAATCTACACACAAGCACATGGGGGTCTAGGGTAATACTACAACCTAGACCCTGTGTGCAACTCCGTACGGAGTCCGTGACGCAATGTGCGTTGGCATCTAACGCCCTCCGGGCGTTGCGTACTAGCATTGTCGCTACGGGTTTCGAACGGCCAGCTCGCCCGGGGCCTCCGGCCCGAGGGCGCACCCGAGGTGACGCTGGCACGTCCTCAAGCCCTGCGCGAAATGCGGCTCCAATAAACATACCCTGTTTCATCGGCATTGTCTCCTTAGATCGATGTACGCACCTAACGTGTACGCATCCAATTCCCAAAAAAACCACACCGCATTTTTTTTGTAACGAAACCCCTTCTGAGACCAAGGGCCGATGGATGCAACGTTACCAACGACGGTCAGTAAGGGGGGGAAAAGGGGGGGCTCCAGTAGGCGGGCGTGTCAAGCAACCCTGAGGTCGTTGAACGTTGATCCACGTCGACCGTGGCTGCGGGGTTGTCTCCTTGTCGCGCAATCAAACCGACCTTTGATTGTCATTCTGATAACGAGGTGGTACATGAATCCTAAGTTTGATTACAACAATACTTTGTGTGTCTGTTTCTGTTCAGCATGTCGCAATCTCGATCCAGAGGCTGGGTGTTTACACTCAACAACTACGACGATCTCCAGCTGGCAAGCATTAGAATCATCGGGGAACACAACCAAGTTAAATACCTTGTGTTCGGCCTCGAGGTTGGTCAAGCTGGAACGCCGCATGTCCAAGGCTTCGTCTACTTCCACAACGCCAAAACATTCACCGCAGTGAAAACAATGTTCGGCAACATGCACCCACATATTGAAAAAATGAGGGGATCAGTAGACGAAGCAAGTGCCTATTGCAAAAAAGATGATAATTTCGAGGAGTTTGGACAAAAACCTCTCAACCAAAGAGAAAGAGGAGAAGCAGGTGGAGACGCTGAAATTCAGCGTTGGAACGAAGCACGTAAAAGAGCCAAATTAGGTGAATGGGATGAAATCCCATCTGATATATTCATCCGTTGCTTACCACAACTCCAAAGGATTCACCAAATTGAAATGGAATCTCAAGTACTTCCAGACTTGCCGATTCTTGAGAACCACTGGTACTATGGACCCAGTGGAGCTGGTAAATCATCCGAAGCACGACGATTATACCCTAACGCTTATCTCAAAGCTAAGAATAAATGGTGGGGAGGATATAAGTTCCAAGAAGACGTTATAATCGATGACGTTGATCCAACTCACGAACAATGGATCTCTGCCTTCTTGAAAGAATGGGCAGACCACTATCGTTTTAACGCTGAAATTAAAGGAAGCGCTATGGTGATACGCCCTAAAAGAATCATTGTCACTAGCCAATACTCGATTGAACAATGCTTCAAAGATCCCGAAACTCAGGCTGCCTTAAAAAGACGTTTTCGACAAACGCACTTTAATTTACCCCTCGGACATTAATTCTTTGAATAAAACATTTTCAACGCCATTTTCCTATTTGCCCAATGACACGAAGAGCTGGAGCTCGTAAGACTGCCGCACGTACACGTGCAAGGGCAGCTGTTATGGAAAATTTGCGACAAGCAAATATTTCAAAAATCACGTCAGAAATACGCGCCAAAAACACCTTACGAGATGCAATTCGCAATCGTTTGAAACGACAGGAAGCAACTCGTGAAGCAGCAAATGCCGCCGAAGAGGAAGCTATAATCAATAATATGGTCGAACAAAATGTCGAAAACGCCATGAATGATCTGCGCCAACAAGCAGCAGCAGATGAAATGGACATCGAACAAAATATTGAATTAGCTGAGCAAGCAGCGCCTGAATCAGTTTTCGTAGAACGCGCAATCGTTCAAAACAGAAACGCGCGACGGTATTTTTTCATTTCGCTATTGTCATCTTAAACATAATATGGTTAAACGACGTGCCGCTCGCAGGTTACCTAAAAACGTCTGGAAACGACGAATTGGAGATGCTAAAGTTTTTACACGCAGGGGACCTTACGGAAATCGATCTCTAGTCCGCGGACGCGGAGGCTATTGGGGAGATGCGTTTAAAAGAGTTAAAAGCGCGATTACGGGCGCCATCCCCCAAGGAGCGTTTAAAAACACTGGCGAAATGCTTGGCGGTCTGGCAGGCGCCGCTTTCACTGATAATCCGCTTGGTGAAATGGCTGGCGCGACTGCAGGACGATGGATGGGAAACAAGCTCGCAAAACTCGTTGGATTCGGAGCCTACAATGTGATTAACAACTCTTTGATGCCAACAATTAAATTGCAAGAAGGACAACCAGTGCCCTCTTTCGCAGATGTTAACGTTGGCACACGAGTACGCCACCGTGAATTCGTAACGAATATCACACTTCAAACAGACCACGCTGGAGCTTTCGTTAATAGAACATTTGTGATCAATCCTGGAAATTCAACCACATTCCCTTGGCTTCATACAATCGCACAAAACTACGATCAATATGAAATTAAAGGAATGGTGTTTGAATATATTAGCACCTCATCAGACAGCTTCACCGGTGCATTAGCTCTAGGCCAAGTCACATTGGCCACGGATTATGATATCACCGACTCCGAATATTCAAGTTTCACTGAGATGCAAAATGCGCAATATACCATCAGTAACAAACCGAGCGTGGATATGTTACATCCCATTGAATGTGACCCCAAACAAACCAACAACAAATTGCTATACGTACGTGCATCCGGAAGCACAACAGGAACACCAGACGCACGTGATTACGATTTCGCAAATTTCCAAGTTGCTTACAATGGTATTCCATCTGGAACCACGGGCGATATCGGGCAAATTTGGGTAACGTATGACATTGTCTTCTACAAACCACAAATTAGCTACCTCGGAGGCGGAGGTGGCACTTTCTTTGGAAATCCAACAGGACAAAATGCCGCCACCGATCGCTACTTTGGAACTGCACTCAATGCTACCTCTGGGTCTTCCCTTGTTGTCACTTACGGAACACCTGCTAACAATGACTCACTGCACTTCCCAAGCGCCACCATCGACAAATATTACTACGTGTACTATGTCGTATACGGTGCCGAAACAGGAGACCTGGGAATACCAGTTTTCACGGCAACTGGCGGTGAATTAATCAGTACTTGGTTCGACAACACCTTGACTTCTGTTCGCCCTGATGAAGAATCAACGGCTTTCAAAGTACAAATGTGCTTCATCTTCAAAGCTGATGCTTTCAACGCCGACCCACACGTCGAAGTCACAGCATCAGCAGGATCGTTGCCAGGAACAATCACGCAATCAGATTTGTTTATTACTGTCTGCGATGCAGCAGCTATCGCATGAATAAAACCGTTTATTATAACGTTTTTTTCATCAACTCGATTAATTCTTGCTCGCGCGTACGCTTCTTGCATACTTCTCGACGAATCATGATATTCCGCGCAGCTCGCCACACAGTGTGAAACTCCCGATATATTCCAAGTTCAGGGTCACATAG